AGAATGTCGGCAATTCGTAAAACGCTTTCTCTTTGGCTAGCGGTAGTAAGAAACGACTCATTAGCAGCCCTATCAATATAGTAATTTAAAAGGTCTCCCATGTAAGCGAACATTTCAAGCAAAATAATGCCAAAGTCTGCCGAGTCACGGCTAGTCCAGTTAGGTGCGTAAAGAGGAATTAAATTTATAAGATCTTCACGAATAGAGGCGTAGTCACGAGAGGTGTAGTCAACTTGCGGTATAAAGTTAGCCATCGTTAACCTCCCTGAATAAGTTCGCCAGCACGTGTAAACGTGCCAATTTTTGCTGTTAAGCTGTCTGTTTGTTTATTAGGCAACATATAGTCTACATAAATAACAAAACCTTCGTCACCTAACTCGGCTTCTTCCTTCGTCACCTTTATAGATAAAAGAGATAGTTCGGGTAAGTATTGGTTAAACGCAGACGTTATAGCTCTATTTAAAAACTCACCAACCACACCTTCTGGTTCAAACACGCATCCTTTAGCAAGGCTTCCATAGTTAGGTCGCATAGACCGTTCACTTGGCTCAGTAAAAATTACACCAATGACACGATCAGACCATGTCTTGGAAAGCAGGGTTGTTGTATTAACCCCACCAGATACGCTAAAAGAAAAAGGCAGTGAAATTCCTGAACTCATTACGATGCTCCAATCCAAAGAGGGAAATTGGGATCCCCGCCCTCAAACATTGCCCACACAGCCGCGTTTGGCTGAGGTAGGTACTTTCCCACTAAACTGATTGTAGCAACCGCACCTGGTGTAGCGGCAGCAGACCCAGCGGCAGAGTAATTTAAATAAGATCCCGAGGCGTCTGCTAAGGCAAAAAACTCTAAGTACTCTTCTGCTAGCAAATTTAAAATAAATGAATAGCTGATATTTTGACTAGGTGCAGTTCCGCTATGAACGACTGTCATATCTGAGTGATTTCCAGTAACGGTTCCTCCGCCATTTGGAGCGACGTGGGCATACGAAGTCACGGTATGAGCGCTGTGTAGCCCAAGAGAAGTAAGGGACATAGCGCTATTAGGTACGTTTGTCTCATTTTTCTTTAGCCAAATAGATAGGTTACTAAATCCTAAAGTGTCTTTTTTAACAACAGCAGACAAATTAATTAAATAATCTCCCTCTTCTTCTACATAGAATTTGTTGTTTTCTAAGTTTATTTTGTTTGAGGTTTCTTTCGCCCACCCAGTCACTTTGGTAGCGCTAGTGCCCACGTTTTGATCGGAAGTGGTTAAAAAAGTTCCGTAGGGGTATTTGTTTTGTGAAATAGCTCCGCCAATTGGCCACGCCCAATTAGTAACAGATTGACCTAAAACTTGCGGGACTATAAGGCTAACTCTTCCCAGTTTTTCTGGGTCAGCTGCGTCAGCCACAATAGCTCTGTAAACTCCATAAAACTTAGTATCAGAGGACACCCTGACTCCTTAGCTTATTAACTACAATTTGCGGTCTAGTTTTTTTAACAGTTACTTTTCCTAGGTTACCTGATGGGCTAACCCATTTTTTAGCAATAATTACTTGATTTGCTGTCAACGGTTTAGTTCTATTTTTAATATTACCAAAACCTACTTGAGCGTTTTTACTCTTAGCAATTGATCCTTTTTTTAAATTAGTTTTTGGTTTTACATTTGTTTGACGAACATTAGGAATAATTGTTCGCTTTGGCCTTGAGTTTGGAACTTTATCCCCTGAGACTGACGCCCCTAAAGAATCAGTTCCTAAAGTTAAAGTTGTGGTGTAAACAAATTGGGTATACCCCGTAGAAGTTAGTTTGTGGTGGGCTTCTAAAATAATCCAAAACCCAGAGTAATCACTGCCAACCCCGTCAACATATACCGCTGCGTCAGGGTGAAGCCCTGGATCTCCAAGCGCTTCCGCAGTTGCTCTGTAAGGAAAACTATTACGTTCATCAGCAGATTTAGATTCGCTTTTAGCAACAGCGTAATCGTTTGCCACAGTTATTGTAGAAAAACGATCAAAGAACTCAGGTTCAGACTTGATTCTTGTTGTTTTAGGTCTTGTTTGGTTTGTTACTTGAATAAGTTTTCCAGTAAATGCGTCTACTCCAGAGATGGCTGTTGCAGATTTGTATTCCCCGTCGTGCTCTAGGCTTTCTCCAATTAAAGGGTCAAAAGAGTACAAAGTACTTCCTTGAGGGTCGCTTGAATCTCTTAAAACAAGAGTTTGCGCGTTCTTTCTGCCTTCGTCATACAGTTTAAGCATAGGTTGAAAATAGATTTCAGCGTTTTTAAATCTTGCAGAATAGCCACATTGCTTTGCTAATTTGTTAATCATTTCCATATCAGTTAGCCCAGCTTGGGAGATCTGAGGGTAAACTCTAGGATGGGGAGCAACTTTATACGCAAAATTGTTACGCTTTGCTATTGCAATTACAATTTCAGATGCTGTTTTTTCTTTGTAAGTTGCTTGTGAAGTTTGTTTTAAGTAGTACGACGCTCCAATAAAATGTACTTCAACATAATTTTTACCAGGGCTTATTCTTGGTGTTACGTGGTGGATGTACCCATTAAAGTTTTCTTGACTGTAGTCTCCGTGAAGAGTAAATTCCATAGGAGTTCCTGGCCTAATGTTGTTGTAAGAAGGCTCATAATCTCTAAATGTAAACACAGCAAAATCGTGTTTATATCTAGTCTGCCAAAGGTTCATATCTAAAACTTGTACCAAAGACTCCCCAGCATTAGGAAATTTTACGGAAACAAAGTTATACATTTGGAATCCTTAAAACCTTACCTGAAGGTATATTATTTGGATCTGATATTTCAGGGTTGTGGTCAAGGATTACCCACCACATGTCTGGTCTGTTGTAGTACTGCTGCGCTATTGAATCTAAACGCTCGCCCTCAACGTACGTGTGCTCTAAATAAGAAAAAGAACCTAATTCATCAAAAGAGTAAAAAACAACAGCGTTAGAGTCGGCTTCTTGCGCAACAGCAACAAAGTCAACTACAGAGTACTCGTACCTAGACCCTTGAAATATTCCCATGATTCTCCTTTAAGGGGCAACAGGTGCCGCTATACCTTCGCTTGCAATACCAGCAGATGCCATAAGGTTCATAGAAACCTGTACGTCAGTACGTATAGGCGTCATATCTTGGCTAAATGAAATGTGATTTACTGTCAAACTATTTATGTACCCCACATATGAAGCTGGACCAATGTCTACTCTAAGAAGGGTAGCCGATAAGTATCCAATGTCAGAGGTTTCTCTTCCACTAATGCTTTTCCAACCAGGTCCGTTAACCGCTTTATAGATATATTCAATATCAGCAAGCGTACCAAGTTCCATTAATTCTTTAATTTTTGTTCCCATTTTTTCACCCTCAACCAAAGAAAACCCACTTGAATAAAAGTCAGCCATTTGTTCAAATACAGGGCTATCGGCTGCGGAAGAAAACAAATTTAAAGACTTTGCATAATTTTTCTTTAAAAGATTTCTAAGGCAAGCAAAGTCGTTTGTTCTATCTATTCGGATAGTAAAAGAGATGGTTTCACCGCTTGGGAATGCTCCAGCAACACCAACAAATCGATCAGCTGGGGTAGGAGTAATTTCAGTATTTAAAGCTACAGATGTAGAAAAAGTCTCTGGGTTCCACATAAATTGAAAACCGTATTTTCTTTCGTTTCCTACTACCTGCTCTTTAGCCGTACCGTCACCAGTGTTGTAAGTGTTTTTGGTATTGGCGTACCACCATATACGTCCCCTGCGATATCTCTCGTCTACAACACCCAAACCATTATTGTTTGGATCCGTGTAAAGATCTGGGTGCATTTGTTTAGGGGTTACCGCAAGACTCCACTTGTGCGGAGGCAAATTCCATCTATATTGAAGTGGCTCAGTAGGCGGTTTATTTTTTTCTTTATCTTTTTTGGCTTTGGCTGCCGCCTTTGCTTTTTCTATCGCTGTTTTCTTTCTCTGTGCCGCTACTTTTGCAGCATAATTTGGGTCTATTTTTTTTAATTTTTTAATTAAAAGATCTTGTGTAATTTTTGCTGCTTTTGCATCCGCAACTTTATCCGCAGCGGTTTTAGTGGCTGCCGCTCTCGCACGATCTTCACTAGTAGTAATAACTGGTAGGCCAGGGTATGGCATTATTTATTTACCGCCTTTTCACGAATACTGTCGTTTGATAAAACACGCTTTACTTCTGCAGCAATTGCTTTAACATCTCCAGCAGATTTTTCTGGCATGTTAAACGTAATTGTAACTCCACCATAATTAATTGTTTGTGGTGAATTGGAACCTCGGTTAAACATCCCATTTGCTGGGGCTGGGGTTAAGCCTTCGCCTCCCATAGGTTGCATAATAAGATCGCCTGCGCCTCTTCTTAAAGTAAGGCTATTTCCAGAAGAAGGCGGTATGGCACCAGCAGTCAAAGAGTTGGCTTCAGCGCCAGACAAGTACGCCATAGGGTCTAGTTTGTTTGCATCTTTACGTACTTCAAAGTGTAAGTGTGGACCCGTAGATGAACCAGTGTTTCCGCTATAACCTACGATGTCACCAGCTTTGACTCTTGCTCCACCTTCAACCAACTTACGGCTTAAGTGACCAAAAAAGTTTTCAGTACCATCTGAGTTTAAAGTTTTAATGTAATTTCCAAAACCCGGTGCATCAAAATTAGTAGCATCTACAACGCCATCAGTTACGGCGTAAACAGGAGTTCCTTCAGGAACACCAAAATCAATGCCACCGTGAGGTTTTCCATAAGAAGGGCTTTGCTGTCCGTTGTTAAATGTAAGGTGACGAACTTTACCAAACGCACTTGTTATAGGAGGTCTTCCAGATAACGGATAAATCATCCCCCTAGCGGCTGTGGCTACATCATCGCTTCCGCCACCTTCACCGTATTCTTCTCCTTCACCATAAGGATTTATTATTGAACCAGCTACTCCTGCGACAGTTCCAACAGCTGCACCAGCAGGGCCTGCAGCAATAAAACCTGTTGCGGCTCCTTGACCTGCGTCAAAGGCTATATTTGCACTCGTTCTTACCCAGTCTGGGACGTCTGCATTTTCATTTAAATATTTTTGTGCTTTTTCTAGCCCTGCGTAAGTAAGCGCGGCAAGGGCAGCGCGACCTGCGGAAACA